TTGTTAAAGAATTAGGAATAGATGATACCGAAGCAGAAAAACTTTTCCAACAGTATCATGCTAAAGTTCCGTTTATTCGAGCGCTACAAGATCAATGTGCAAGGGTAGCTATGGAGCGAGGATATATCAAAACATTTGCGGGTAGGCGATGCCGTTTTGATTTGTGGGAAAGCAGATATGAAAGAAGTCTACCGTTACCTCTTGAAGAGGCGAAAGATAAATATGGGGATGATCTTAAACGGTCATACACTTACAAAGCTTTAAATCGTTTAATACAAGGATCTGCGGCTGACATGACAAAGTTAGCAATGATAGGTTTGTGGGAGGAAGGAATAGTTCCTCACCTACAAGTCCACGATGAAGTTGATATTTCAATAGAGAGCAAAGAACAAGCAGACACAGTAACAAGAGTAATGGTCAACTGTGTGAAACTTGCTGTTCCTTTATTAGTGGATCAAGAGTTAGGAACGTCATGGGGCGAAACAAAGGAAATAAAATCATGAAAGGTATCTCACAAGCAAAGGCAGAACAAAATTCGATTAGGTACAGAAAAATGTATGATCAATGGAGTAGCTCAAAAACAACACTAGAAGAACTAGGAAAAGAACATGACGTCACGAAACAACGAATGTGGCAAATAATCACACGCTGTAAACTAGGGAGTGGTGATTATTATTATGGAGTGGCTGTCGCACGTCATAAATGGTCAGAGTTTACCGAACTTTACTCGGACGTGGAACAAACACAAAGAGCGTTTAATGAGTGGTTAGGTGAGCGTGAGATTAAATTGACCTCAAATAACCAAAAAGTTGCTCCACACACGGGTTGGGACAGATAAGCTATAAAAACTGCGTTTTTCAAAAAAATCGGCCTCAGGAGAGCTCACAGGCTAAACGATCTAGGGCTAAGTAAGGCCATAGGGTAGGCTAGATAGAAGAGCTCTTAAAACGTCTGAGATTAGCGTATACGCTAATCTCTCTACTTTAGAGGGGTTTCGGAGGGTAAACATGGCAAAAGAGAAGAATTTGTGGTTATTGCTGAGAACGAACCTGCCTCAAATGCATTTACAGCGAATTGAGACAGGAATGACCGGAGCAGGAGTTCCCGATGTCAACGGTTGTGCAAAAGGAAAAGAATTTTGGATAGAACTAAAAGAAATACATTCCGGCAATGCACTCACTCTACGTCCTATGCAAATTTCTTGGCTGGCTAAACGAGCGTCTCATGGCGGTCAAGTTTTTGTGATGGCTAGAAAAAATAATGAGATCAAACTCTACCATGTAGACAGCCTCACGGGAATAAAAGATTTAGTTAAAGAGGGCTACAACTCTACTGCTCTTTTAACTCTGACAATCCCCTACGATTGGGACGCCTGCGCTACTGCTTTACTTTCGTAGCCCTGCTATATATAATGGTAAAAGTAGCAATTAGGCTACTGTCACTAAGTAAGAAAGGAGAATGTTATGTCACATCAAGTAGAAACAATGGCATGGGCTGGCGCAAAACCTTGGCACGGATTAGGTGTTGAAGTTGACGACAACCTTACCCCATTACAAATGCAGCAAGCAGCACAGCTAGACTGGACAGTAAGCAAACGTCCAAGCTACACTTTAGACGCTCCCGAGTGGAACGATGATGTAGGTCTCATCCAAGCCGAGAATACTTTCCACATCGTTCGTGATTCTGATAATAGAATACTTAGCCATTGCGGTAGAGACTACGTCCCTATTCAAAATGAGGATGTATTCAAGTTCTTTAAACGTTTTACGGAAGCTGGTCATATGACCATGGAAACTGCAGGTAGTTTAAAAGATGGTGGAGAAATATGGGGTTTAGCTAAAATCGCAGAAGATTTTGCGCTGGCCGGTGATGACCTTATAAAAGGTTATCTACTTATTAATCAGCCACACATTGTTGGTCGGTCGATGACCATTAAGCTAACACCTATACGAGTTGTGTGTAACAACACACTTACCATGGCGTTAGGCATGAATAATACAGCGTCATTTCGTATGCCTCATGTTAAAGAGTTCGGTGACGACGTTATACAAGCGGCAGAAAATGCTCTAGGATTATCCGCATCCGCTATGACTGAGTTTAGGAAGAATGCTACTCTACTTTCCCAAACGAAAGCCAAGCACTCGGATGTTCTTGACTATGTCGGTCAGATATACCAACCGTTAATGATCGCAGAGTATCGGAAAGAACAGCTACTACGTTCTGAGGGTAAGCTCATCGGTATGCAAGAGCCATTAAAAGAGAAACTTAATAAGTTCCCTTCATTGGTAATGGATGCGCTAGATCACAGTCCAGGAGCACAGCTGAAATCTGCCAAAGGTACATGGTGGGGTGCGTTAAATGCAGTAACCTATGTTGAAGACCATTTACGTGAGTCGCAAACCGAAGGCAACGCTTTACATAGTGCGTGGTTCGGTGCAGCAGCCAACCGTAAAAGCCAAGCCCTTTCACTTGCCGTAGAGAGAGCCGCATAATGGGGAAAGCTAATCCTAAAACATATTTCTTCGGCGTAGAAGTCTTAGAAATGGTGTGGGTGGGTTTATACGAGTCAGGCCAAGAAGAGCTGGCTCGTGTATTATCTGAATCCATGATCGCACAAGGTTGTCAAGAACTAACCACGGTAACAGATCCCGAGCTTATCTTGATGTTTTGGAAAAACTACCTAGAGGAGAATGAGTTTGTTGTTTTCTCCAAGGACGATACGGTGCACTAAATGAGTACTATGCTAGATAGGGGTGATCATGATGAATTACTACCTGATTGCCCGTGGACTAAAGAGGACGCACAATACTGTGATGCCCATGATACAGAACTTTCCTATGGGGAAGATGAAGAAGGGCGTGAATTTCGATACTGTAAACTATGTGACGACTCGGAGGAGGAGTTATGGAAATCACCGACAAAGATAAACTCATAAAAAATCTAAAAATATGGAACGCTCTACTTTTTGAACATTCTCAAGTACTCGGAGAACTTGTAGAGCAAATCGAAGAAGACATACCCAGTGATGAAGGAACTAAACATCTGTGGCAAATAGTAGATGAAGCAAATAATTTACTTTGTGGACCTACTCGAGCGTATGTTAACCAAGATTAGTATCTTTTTTTATCCCGCTATGGGGTACTGGTTTACTTTCCCGTTATTGGGAGGCATACTAATAATTCGTTCTGCCGCAAGGTAGATTATTTTGATCCAAAGAAAGGAGAATGTCATGCAAATAGCAACAGCAACAGAAGGAGGCAACCGTTTCACAGTACAGAAACCAAGCCGTTCAACCAAGAAAATAGCCAAGCCATTGAGCAAGGCTAAAGTAACCGCAGTGCCTAAACCTACGAAAACAGGTAAGGCATCCGCAAGAACTTTATACAAGTTCACAGGTAAAAAACCAGAAGGTAAAACACCGCAGATGAATGCGTTGATTTTGACTGTGATGGAGGCTAAGAAGACTGATTTAGTATCTTCTAGCTTTACAGCACAGGATCTGGTTTCGCTTGCAGTAAAGCAAGGCGCACTAACAACAGGCCAAGATCCGCTAAGAATCTTCCGGTTCTATGCAAAACGACTTGTTGAAGAAGGCTACTTTGCGAAAGCGTAATGAATCGGGTGCACAGGGCAACTTGTGCACCTACTTTTTTAGGAGAATTTCGTGGAAATAGAAGTACAGAAAAAAGACGGAACAGCTTACAACACTAATCTAAGTAGTCTCTCGAGAGAAATTTACTTAGCCTTGAAAGAAAACCACCTACTTCAAGACTTAACATTCGATGAAGGCTTTATCGTTACCAACACTATTTATGAAGCAGTAGAAAAGCTTGTGGGATTCAAAGACAACTAAGAAAGGAGAAATATTGTGCCAAATCATTGTTTTAACAAAATTATCATCGAAGTGGGCGACTCAGACACCGTGAGTTTTGAATCAGTAGTCGATTCTCTTCATGACGACGACGAACAAAATACTGTTTTCGATTTTAACGCCATAATCCCGATGCCTTCCGAACTAAAAAACACCACAAAAGGCTACGGAGCAGAACCGCCTGACGAGACTAAAAACGCTCGATTGCGTAAAAAGTACGGAGCAGATAACTGGTACGACTGGTCTATCACTAATTGGGGAACTAAGTGGAATAGTTATGACTCCGAAATCGTTGACCACGAGATCGGAGAACGTATTGAATATACATTTGATACTGCGTGGGGACCACCGATGGCGGTGATCGAAGCGTTACGAGAGCAATGCCCTGATTTTAATATTAGTGCATTTTACGATGAACCAATGATGGAGGCCGCAGGGTACTACTAATGGAAATAAATGATGCGATATTTACAAGAGACACCGACACAGGGATTCAAATTGATATCGGAATCCCTCTACCTACTGATACCCGATCTGACTCAAGATATCCCTTTGATAAAATGTCAGTAGGCGACTCTATCTTCCTGGTCCTCAACGAAGGGGACAATGGAACTCGAATGAAAAATCGATTAGCCCAATCTACTCGATCGTATGGGAAAAAGCAAGACCCTCAGCAACACTTTATATTACGTTATCGATTAGAAAACGAAATATCAGGTGTCCGAATCTGGAGGAAAAACTAACCTATGGGCTACTGGTTTACTTTCGCTTACTGGTTGGTATACTTTAAATAGTTAGGTTATTTCATAAACGAGAAAGGAGAAATGTATGACAGTTACAGAAACAGAAACAGTACTCAGTGCTCTTCAGGATGTTGTTGGTACACTAGACCATTTAGTTGAATCTATGAAAATACAACGACAGATTAACCAGAAATTAGGAGAGCGTATCAAAGAATTAGAGTTGAAAGCTCTAATGTCTGAAAACGAAAAGATGGCACTAACCGCAGTTGCTGGTCTTTTCCCGCAAGAAGAGGAAATATCATGAAAATCGAACCATTTAAACCGTTGAGTCCTCGCATCGCTCCTGTTCCTGGCGGAGTATTTGCAACCCCTAAGGATATGAAAGCACTTGAGGATTATCTGGCATTGTTTCATGGTAGTGAGGCCATCGTCGCGAATACGTGCGCATGGATGGCGTGGAACCTCGCGTGTAAAATCGTAAATGAATCTGAAGAAGAGGAAGAATCCTGATGGCCTATGTAATCGGAGTGTGGGACTTACAATTTTTCAAAGTAGACGAGGACGGTAATGAGTTGCTCAATAAAGACGGTAGCGTCAAACTGTTCAGAGACAATGGCGAACTAGATGTTGGATATCTAACAGACGGTTTGGAAGATGACGACCTAGAGGAGATCGAGTCATGAGTAAAGATATTGATAAGACCGAGCCAGACTACCTAGCCTACGCCAATACTGGACTAGGGACAGTCGTCTGGGGACGAGGTGCGACGGTGATCGAAGCAGTTGAACTAGCCGCAAGAGCACTGGTACGCGATTTTGTCGGATACAACAACACGTTTGGAGTCTCTGTTACCTTTGAAGTAGCAGACGTAACGGGGTTTGACGAGATCCAATTCGGGGGTGGGAACGGCATTCGATCAGGAAAGCATAAGTTCACCGACTCTACCTTCATCACCGTAACAATCCCCAAGATTAAAAAGAAAGGCAGTCATCATGGGGCGACCTATAAGTATCGACTATTGAAAAGCGTGGCCTTGTCCGTAGCCAGCTAACTGGTTTACTTTGACGCTTTTCTTTGCTATACTTATAAAGTAAGCTAACCCAGAAAGGAGAATGATATGTTTGTATTACGAGATCTCAAGACCAAAGAAGTATGTAATGAAGGTGCTGTTCATTACGAAGAGTTTCAGGACGCGCTAAAGGCTCGAGCGAAAATGGCGAGAAGCAAGTCCCATTATGTCTCACCCTTCAGTAAAGAAGACAATGCCGTTGTCTGTAGTGGAGGCGATCTAGTCTATGATAAAAATCGACTTAGAGGAATCAATGAACTCTTTGATGAAGTATTCGACTCTACTCTCCTGAACACGAAATCAGTCGATCTAGAGCTCAAAGAGATATTCCAAGTATTAGGCATGAACGATGCCAAACTAAAGGACTTAATCTGATGAGCGATCTAAGAGAAGACTGGATACGGTTACAGAAAGAGTATCCTGCTATTGAACCCTCAAAGAAAAAGAGAAGAACAGGCAAAAATACACTGTTTGCCCGAGTGATGAACTCCAAATGCGGCGACAACCGTACCTGTAGTATCTGCGAAGAACCTATCAAACCACTTACCAATGACGAAGGCGTGGTCTACTGGGCTAACGGACACAATGCCCTACCTATCAACGATGGACGGTGCTGTGATCAATGTAATAATACCGACGTGATCCCTGCTCGAATAGAAATGCGGAGACAACCATGACATTGACCTTCGGAAGTTTGAGACACACCACCTCGGGACGTAAAAGAAATCCCCTACCGCGAAAGACCGGACGATATGTCCCTGTCTTCAAAGAACCACCACTAGAAGAAAACTATCGCAGAGAGACCAAACAATATAAGTCGGCCTCTCTACTCGACTCTACTGATACAAACAATGACTGTAGTATTGTAGATAGATCTGAACTGATTAAAACATCTACCCATACCATCGCACCAGCGTACAATAAAGGAGCGTATCAAGTGATAAGCACCGACAACATAAAGGACATCGGTAGGTAATCCAACAGGCGACCAACAATGGAACAATTAATAGGGGTTGTGATTATAGGACTGTTCGTGTTCGCAGCATGGGGCGCGGTTCTGGTAATAGGGGATAAAGAACGTGAGTTCAAAAAGCGAAGAGAAGATTCAAAGAAATAAACAGGCGTGGGCTACTGGTACTTTGCCTTACTTTTCTTAGCTATAATAAAGGTAGGTTAAAAAGTAGCTTAACCGATTATCTCCATTAACTAGAAAGAGAGAAAGATTATGGAAAACTTAAACGAAGTAATAGTGAAAGATGTAGAAGCGAAGATCGAAATACTGAACAACTGTTTTAAGTTCGGACAGACCACGATGAAGAGCTATCAACATCAACAACTAAGACCCGCATATATAAGAAACCTTTGGCAAATATGCAAAGTAAACGAAAACTGGCAATCACCAAGAGCTAGTTGGATTGCAGATCAGGGTGTACTGACCGAACCTACCTACGGTTTCGAGTTTGACAGAGATTGCCTGTACGATACATCAGAATCTATGAGTCCGAAGACCGAGGAATTAGGCCAAGGAATTCTTTATGTGGATTTCCAAACCACCGAAACTAATGGGAAACATATGATAGTATGTACCAAAGCACATTTAGAGAATCACTGGGGCGTCAAAATACTACGCGCTATAAATCAAGAAATTAGCGATAGCAAAACGATGAGTCACTTATCCGGAAGGCTAGAAAGTATGGACGACTCGAGTGTAGCGTTTATTATATTCGACGGCTATGACCAAGAAGACTCAGCAAGCTTTGAGAATTGTGTAGTCTACACAAAGAGTGAAAAGACTTGGGAAACCACCGAATCAGCGGTTGACGATGCGTTTACCGCATTGCTAGAAACAGTAACTCTATCCGATTTATTCTTTAACTAAGGAGAACGGTAATGGACGGAATGGTTAAAATCCTCATAGAAACAGGCGACTACGACACGATCCCAGTCTGTATTTGTCCGCACGACGACAATACAATTCGTGAAATTATCGAGGGCTACGAAGATATTTGGCAAAACACCCTTGTGAAAGGAGGAGAATCTCTCGACCCTGTGATAAACAACTGGGGAGGGAGCTCTGCCCTAATAGAAGTGTTAGAAACCCAAGAACGGGTTTACTGGAATCACGGATAAGGAGAAAGATTATGAACTTTGATACACTCACTCTGCTAATACTAGGAGCAGTACATATCTGTTTTGTGCTGTTCATAATAGAAGAAGAAAGAAAAAAGAAAAACCCCTGAAAGACCCTTGCCTCACGATCGTGGGGCTTTTTTTCGCCTATCGTATTGTTATCTCAGAATTAAAAAAGTTTTATGAAAAAACATTCGTCGATTGGCTAATATCGCTAATAGACTAATAGAATCGAGCTGTGTGTGTCTCGGTCAGTGGTTTGTTGGTATGAGCAAAAGTAATAGATAATCTATTAGTTATTACAAGTGAGTAGTAAGATACCTAGAGGGCATAAGAAAAGTATATAATTATATTGTTTTACACTAATATATCAATATCATTATGCGACCCAGGAGATACGATGAAAGCACTGAAATACACCCCATTAATACCCACAGAAGATGGTACTGCGTTTGTTGATGACAAGGGTAAGACGTGGCAACCGCTCAACTCAAAGCAAAAGAAGTTCTGCAAGGAGTATATCAAAGGACAAACAGCTACCGACGCGGCTGTTAAAGCAGGGTATACGAAAGATCGGAAGGGTGCTAAGACACAAGGAAGTGTTCTACTAAATCATAACCCGATGGTTCGAAACTACCTCATTGACTTGGAAATCACAGCCTCAGAGAAGGATTCAATTTCTCTGGAGAACCATTTGTCCACGCTCCATGAGCTGAGGGAGGACGCAAAGGACCAAGGTCAGATATCCGCAGCCATCACAGCCGAGGTTCATCGTGGCAAGGCGGGCGGACTCTACATAGATAGGCGCGAGATACTGACCGCGAAGATCGATCTGATGTCAAAGGACGACATACTTGTGCGACTTGAAGAGATGATCAAGAGAAGATCCAATGTGATCGAGGGAGAGTTCGTTAGTCTCGACTAGTGTTACTCTATCCCTTCGTCCCTTCCTGCTCTACTCTACTCTATCGCTCTACTCTACTCTACTCTACTCTACTCTATCCCTTCGTCCCGCGATCTCTTACTCAGCCCGATCACCAAGAACCAGAGACGAAGGGACGAAGAGATAAACCCGCGAACAAGAGACGAAGAGACGAAGAGACGAAGAGACGAAGAGACGAAGAGACGAAGGGTAGAAACTAACTAAACTAACTAAACTAACTAAGTTAAAATAAAGTTAAAATAAGACTAGTAAGTAAAGTAGTTAAGGTATACAATACACTTGTAATGTGGCTAAGGGGTTGCCACTTTTTAACCCCTAAATAGAAAGGTAGAAAGTTATGAACAAGCCAACTAAAATCGTTACAGGTCAAACAGTCGCTAATGCTAAGGCTAACTTAGATAGTCGTATCAACCCAAACTTTACCGCACCTATTGGGCGCAGTTATAGTAATGATACAATTACCTTACTTAAGACTACTGGGAAGTTACCCCCTCAGGCGGCTAAGATAATAGAGGCGTTAGTCAAAGCCCCTAAGTATACCCTTACTACTGAACAGCTAGTAGGTGAAGGTCTTACTGGTAAAGGTAGCGCACTAGATGCGGTAGGTCTTAACACTGTACAAACCCCATCTAAGATATGGACACACTACAGGGCGCGGTTAGTAGCGCAAGGGTTTATCAGCGTAGTCTAGTCTAGCCTAGTTTAACTAGCCCCCTAATTCAGGGGGCTTTTTTACGCCTGTAATTCGCGCTTGCTCGCCTCCCGCTGTACCCTAAAACCCGTATATAAACCCCCCCTCCCCCCCCTTTTTGGTCGCGGCGTGGCCCCACCCACCCGCCCCTGGACTTGCGTCTTTGTTTGCATATAGTTTACAGATGTAAAAATTTTGCGAGAAAAAATTTTTTGGAATATACTTTAGGGATGGGATTTAAAGTTGCGGGTATTGTTGGCCTATTATTATTAGCCTCATTAGGCTCTTTCAAGCTGTATTATGATAAGGCGGAGGCTCAGAAGTTAGCTTTGGTCACACAGTTGCAGCAGTCGATGGATAACCAGTTATTGCTTGAGAATTCGATTGAGAAGCAGAATCAGCAGATCGCGGACCAGTTATCCCGAGAAAAGAACAGTCAGGCCCGTATTGCGATTCTCACAAGCGAGGGCAGTGAGGCACAGGAGGAGGTCAATCGTTTAAAGCAGACATTTGCTAGGCATGATCTCAATATGTTATCTATGTCTAAGCCTGGATTAATTGAGCGTATTGTTAACAAGGGAACGGCTCGAGTAGGTAGGGAGTTACAGGCTTTAACTGATCCGAGGCAGTTTGATGAAGAGATTACTGATAGTAGTAGCGATAGTTCTGAGTAGCGGTTGTTCATCGTTTCCAAGTTTTAGTGTACCGGAGGTAAGGCCTGTTGAGGTTGTTACGATAGAGCTTCCTGCCCCGATGTATCATCCCCCGTTACCTAATCAGGTTACACCGATGCCTGTTGAGTGGAGGGTATTGACACCGGACACGATGGCCGCGTATTTAGTTGATTTGGAGAATGGCGAGGCCCCTTCGCAGGCGTATTACGGATTAACGAACAAGGGATACGAGAATTTATCTAACAATATGGCGGAGGTCAAGCGTTACATACGGCAGACGTTATCGGTTATTGAGTATTACCGCGATTCAGATGAGTAACTAAGGACTCCACCCCCAAGTTTAACTTCTTTACTTTATTTATTTTAAAATATCCAACGATTAGCATATACTTACCTAATGGCAGAAGATTACGGAACAATAAAAGCATACAAACCTTCCCCGTTGGAAGAGCAACGGCATCGCATTGCGGAGTTTTTAAAGCGTAACGGGATTTCTAATAACGCTTCGGCACAGCGGCAGGGAAAGAATCTTTCTATGTTGGCTGAAATGATTCCTCTTTTAGGTGATGTACAAGGCGTAAGTGAAGGCGTCGATATGATAAAGAAGGGCGATCATCTTGGGGGCGGACTTATGTCAATCCTAAGTATGGTTCCTTTTATTCCGGCATCGAAGGTTGTTAAATCGGTATCAGAACGCCTTAGTATAATAGCAAAAAAGATGAGGCAAGCACGACACAATGCGGAACGTGAAAAGCGTAATATCCCCTTCGACGGAGATCCTGCCCGAAGAAAAGAAACAATGTATAGAGAAGAAGCGTATAACTATTCTAAACAATACACTGAGTTACAAAAACAACAGGAACCAACTGCGGCAGATATGTTAGGTTTTCCTAATGTTAGAGCGTCTGAAGGCGGAAAAAGTGGATTAAGGACTTTATCGCCGACAGTAGAGGGAGAACTTATGCCGCGAAAGTTGTCTGACGCTCTTAGTGACTCAGATAACTTACCAGGATATGGTCCCGAAGAACTTGCTGCCATAAAGAAGGAAGTGAAAGACCGTATGGCAAAAAAATCAGGCGATAAGCCCTATTTGGATGATTATTTAAGAAATTTATTAGATGAGTAGTAACGCTGAGAAGTTAAAAGCGTTAAAAAGCATAGACTTATCGCATTTAACTAAAGCGGAAGCTAAAGAGTTTACCGTTTTATTAGAAGAGCTTACTAAGCGTGAATTCCAAGAAGAATCCACCAGTACCTTTATGCATTTTGTTAAGGCTATCTGGGCTGATTTTATCAATGGCGATCACCATGTAAAGATGGCTAAAGCGTTTGATGATATTGCAAGTGGTAAATTAAAACGATTAATCATCAATATGCCGCCTCGGCACACGAAGTCTGAGTTTGCTTCTCATTTGTTTCCTGCGTATCTATTAGGGAAAAATCCTAAACTAAAAATCATAGAAGCAACACACACCGCTGATCTTGCAATTAACTTCGGACGTAAGACCCGAGATCTAATTGACGGAGAAGAATACCACAAGTTATTCCCAGAGACTGAGCTAAAGGCCGACAGCCGTAGTGCGGGTAAATGGTTAACAAACAAAGGCGGAGAATACTATGCCGCAGGTATCGGTGGCGCATTAGCGGGAAGGGGCGCGGATTTGTTTATTATTGACGATCCTCATTCTGAGCAAGATGCGATGTCTGATAAAGCGATGGACGAAGCGTATGAATGGTTTATGGCAGGTCCTCGTCAACGGTTGCAGCCAGGAGGGGCAATCGTAATAGTCATGACTCGTTGGAATAAAAAAGATCTAACGGGTAGATTAACAAGAAAAATGGCACAAGACGAAGGTTCTGATCAATGGGAAATTATAGAATTTCCTGCGATATTGCCTAGTGGTAAGCCTCTTTGGAAAGAATATTGGTCATTAGCTGAATTAGAGAGCATTAAAGCATCAGTTAGCCCGTCTAAGTGGGCGGCACAGTATATGCAACGGCCAACAGGCGAGGGTATTTCTATTATCCCTAAAGATTGGTTTAAGATTTGGGATGAAAATAAACCGCCTAAATGTGATTATTTAATACAATCCTATGATACAGCGTTTTTAAAGAGCGAAAGAGCTGACTTTACGGCTATAACAACATGGGGTGTATTTTATCCTGAGGGTAAAATCGGTGACGAGATTTATCATGGCAATGACGCTCATTTAATATTAATAGACTGTATTAAAGAACGGTTTGATTTCCCTGAGTTAAAAGCGGAAGCATTACGTTTGTATGAATTTTGGAGTCCTGATGTTGTTATTATTGAAGCAAAAGCGTCAGGAATTCCATTAGTTCAAGAATTACGTAGAGTTGGTATTCCTGTCAACACTTTTTCTCCAGGAAAAGGTCAGGATAAGATAGCTAGATTAAACTCAGTATCGCCTATTTTCCAAGACGGGCGCGTTTGGGTTCCGGATAATCGTTTTGGTGAAGAACTCATGGAAGAAGTTTCAGATTTCCCTTCAGGAGAAAATGATGATTTAGTAGATGCAACCACGTTAGCGTTGGCTCGATTCAGAGAAGGCGGCTTTTTGCAGTTAACCAGTGACTATTTTGAAGAAGAAGAGTATTATGAAAGGGAAAGGGTTTATTATTAATCAGAATCATACTATGATTTATCACTATGGCTATTGAAAAACAAATGTTGTCAGCGGTTCCTAACTCTCAAGAAGACATTGAGATAGAACTTATGCAACAACCGGAAGAAGAAACAGATCTTTTTGTTCAACCTGACGGTTCAATAATCAGAGGCAGTGATATGCCTGACGAAAAACCGTCTAAGTTTGGAGAAAATTTAGCGGAAACGCTAGACGATAGAGAGCTAAGTACAATAGCTAATGAATTAGTTGGTTCTTTTGAAGATGATCTAGATTCTAGAACAGATTGGTTTCAAACATACGTAGAAGGTTTAGATCTATTAGGAATTAATTCTAGTAATAGAACACAACCGTTTGTTGGAGCCTCTGGAGTACACCATCCAATTCTTGCAGAAGCGGTAACGCAGTTTCAAGCACAAGCTTACAAAGAAATGTTACCCGCAGGTGGTCCCGTAGACACTGAAGTTCTAGGTATAACCGATGATAGTAAGCTAGAAAAAGCTAATCGTGTTAAAAACTTCATGAATTACCAAATTACGTACAAAATGGAAGAATATGATCCAGAAATGGACCAATTATTGTTTTATCTTCCTTTATCAGGTTCTGCGTTTAAAAAAGTTTATTACGATCCCGCAGTTGGACGTGCTGTAGCGCGTTTTGTTAAGTCTGAGGACTTAGTAGTTCCTTATTATGCTGTAGATTTACTAACCTCTCCAAGAATTACTCATGTAATTCACATGACAGAGAACGAAGTACGCAAATTACAGCGTTCGGGCTTCTATAGAGACCTTGAAATGATGTCTCCTGGAAGCGGTATGGAGAATACCGAAGTTACGGACAAGTTAGAGGAGCTACAAGGGTTAACTAGAACAATAAGTGACGAAGAATTCACTATATTAGAGATACATGTCGACCTAGATTTAGAAGGTCACGAAGATTTAGACGAAAATGGCGAAGAAACAGGCGTAGCACTTCCGTATGTAGTGACTATTTGCAAAGATAACAACAAAATCCTTGCAATTAGGCCCAACTACAACGAAAACGACCCAATGCGCAAGAAAATTGAACATTTTACTCATTATAAGTTCCTTCCTGGATTAGGGTTTTACGGTTTTGGATTAATCCACATGATGGGGGGCTTAACTAAGTCAGTTACTGCAATTTTACGTCAATTAATTGACGCGGGAACGCTTTCTAACCTTCCTGCTGGATTTAAAGCACGTGGCTTGAATATTCAACGACATGATGACCCGTTACAGCCAGGAGAATGGAGAGATGTTGACGCTCCTGGAGGTCGGTTACAAGATGCGTTTTTACCTTTGCCGTATAAAGAGCCAAGTGCTACTTTAACGACATTATTAGGTGCTTTAGTTGATTCGGGTAAGCGATTTGCCGCTACTGTAGAAGCCCCTACGGGAGACGGAAACTCTGAAGCCCCTGTTGGAACAACGGTAGCGTTGATGGAGAAAGGACAGCGAGTTATGTCCGCAATCCACAAACGACTACATTATGCTCAAAGAACTGAGTTTAAAATATTAAAAAGAGTATTTGGTGAGTTTTTACCCCCCGAATACCCTTATCAAGTCCAAGGTGCTTCAGAAAACGTATTTAAGGAAGATTTCGATAGTTCTGTTGATGTTATCCCCGTAAGTGACCCAAATATCTTCAGTATGACCCAAAGAATCACTTTAGCTCAAACACAGCTACAAATGGCTCAAGCCGCCCCAGAATTGCATGATTTACGGGAATCTTACCGAAAAATGTATATTGCGCTAAATATTAAAGATATTGACGCATTATTGCCTCCTGAAACAGAAGTTCCGGCTAGAGACCCTATTAGTGAGCATCAAGCGGCTATAACAGGTAATCCTATAAAAGCGTATCCATTCCAAAATCATGACGCATATATTAACGCTCATTCTGCTTTTTTAGAAAACCCTATGATGTTTGATAATGAGGGGGCCTCTCAAGCGATTAGTGCTAATATCCAAGAACATCAGTCAATGCTTTATAAACAGCAAATAGAGCAGGCAATGGGTCAGGCACTTCCTGAGTTAGACGGTGCTGAAATGGATCCAGAAACAATGAATCAAATTGCTAT